AGAAGAGAAGCGCACCCTCCCTGCTCGACCTAGAGATACGCCGCCGCCACGAACTCCTCGACGGTTGCATTCTCTCCCGCGCCCGTAAACTTGTCGTGCTTCCTGTCTTGGAAGAGATCGGCATGGGATGGAAGCATTTGTTCAACGGAACGAGGAAGCCGGATATTGTCAGAAAGCGTTGGTTGGTATTCCGCGCACTTAGAGATGACGGCATGAGTTTACCGCAGATTGGTCGGGCTTGCGGTAACATGGACCATTCGACCGTCTTCCACGGCCTTAAGGGCTTAGAAAAAAGCCTATCCTGCTCTTAAGTCCACATTGTAACTGAAAAGGAAATTGAGATGACTGTAGAAAATATTCTAACGGAAAGACAAGAGACGCATGGCACCTATCAGGAAGTTGCCAGTATCGCGCAGATGTTCCGCGAGATCATGCGTGGGACTGACGGTTGGCAAAGGATGAATGACGCACAACGTGAGGCATTGGACAGCATGGCGTCAAAGTTTGGTCGCCTTGGTTCTGGCAACCCGCACTTCCGCGATCATTGGGATGATCTGGCAGGGTACGCTGCGCTTGCATCCATGCACTGTGACAGCAACAACTGTACGGTGCAACAGGACATCGCCAAGGTTGTCGAGCAGATCAAGGTCGGAGGAGAGCCGACAGGTGTTGACGAAGACGGTGAGAGGTTTCCGGAAGTCGCAACGCTTCCGAAAACTGGCAAGAAGGGTTTCTTTAGTGCCAAGAAAGATGAAGGAGAGCAATCGTGAAAACTACACAAGAAGGGACTGAAAAAATGTCAAGGTTTATGACTGTCTACAACATTATCATCCATCTCCCACCGAGCCATTCCAATGACAAATCCTTCAAGGTCCGAGTAGCGGACAGTTTTGTCAGTGAGCAGATGGCAAAGGACGCCTTGTTTGATCTGGTGGTGTCTGATTTTGAGGCAGCACAAAAAGAAGGCACGGACCTGATTAACAAGCGTTCGTTCTCCCTTCAAAAGATGCTTGTTCATACGCCACAAGACGTTTCTACGGGGTTTTTTAAAGAGCCGGAATATTCCTTCAATCCGGCATTGTTTGAAAAGGTTGAGGAACTAGAATTGTCCGTTCGTTCTGTGAATTGCCTCAAAAAGGGTAATATTGCCCTTATTGGAGACCTCATCCAATGGTCGGGAGCAGAACTGCTACGACTTCCATACTTTGGTCGCAAAAGTCTTAATGAGATTAATGAAGTTCTGGCAACGAAAGGGCTTTATCTTGGCATGGAAGTGAAGGGGTGGGAACGTCAGCCTTCCCCATATCGGAGAGATCATGATTAGTCCTGTCGGACTTGCAATCATGCAGTCGTTGGCAGCGGTGGTATTTATCACCGCTGCTGTCATCCTCATCCACTCCATCTGGAGAAAGTAGACGTTGGACATTTTGCGGGAGTTGCGGTCGGGGTCTTTGCCCGACGACCATGACGAAGACAGAGAAGCAAGAATTGTTCTCCGCAGATTGTTGGAACGTGCGGCGAACGAGATTGAAAAGTTACGAAAACAACTATTGAGTTTAGAGGAGGCGATCATACCGGATATCACGATGTGTAATGGCGAGACATGCCCCCTGTCAGAAACCTGCTACCGCGCACCGCAGAGCGGCACCGTGCCGAACGGTCGCAACCAGTCGTGGTTCATTGAGGAGCCGTACTGGCGGGATGGCAGAGGTCCGACCGTCTGTGATTACTATTGGAAGATTGACCCGCCAAAGGAGAAAGAGTGATGACGGATATCGTTGAACGGTTGCGTGGCATTTATTGCGCTCCAATAACGGATGGACTTGGAGCTGCGGGAGGCGACGAGCCTGATAACCCGCATGAGTTTGTTAGAAAATTTGAAACTCCGCCAATCCAACATGAAGCCGCCGACGAGATTGAGCACCTGAGGAAAGACAAACAACTAGGGCTTGAACTGATGGATGTTTTTATAAAAGAGATCAATCGGTTAAAACATATGATCGCACAATACAAATTGTACGATGATGGACCATATCTTGACGATAACGGCAACAACTTGGATGGGAATTGAGAAATGACATACGATAACAGCGGGATCATCAGCAAGAATGACCGCAAGGAGACTGACAAGCATCCAGACATATCTGGCAGCGCAACAGTAGACGGCGTGGAGTATTGGCTTTCAGGCTGGAAGAAAGAGAAGAACGGTCGGGGTTTCTATACCCTGTCGTTCAAACCGAAAGATGCGAGAACACCTGAACGTAAAGAACTTGATGACGAGATACCATTTTAACAAAAGGATGCGCGATATGAACGACGAAGACAAGATTGAGTTGGCTTTCTTAGCTTTCCACATGGACAACCCTCATGTGTATGAGGAGGTCAAGAAGATTGCATTGGACTTAAAGAAATCAGGCAGAGACTTTTATGGTATTGGAGCAATCTTTGAGATTATCCGGTATCACAGAGCCATGACGACGAATGATCCCAAATTCAAAATGAATCACAATTACAAAGCCTTATACAGTCGAATGCTTATGGAGAAGGAACCCGAACTGACTGGTTTCTTTAAGATCAGACAACGCGGCGTGACAGAACAACAACACGGAGAAGAGTGATGTCGAAAGAGAAACGAGAACTTGCACGGCTTGAGATATGTATGGCCTTTCAAAGGTCGGCGGACAACTTTTCCCGCGAGATTGAGGACCAAATTAGAACCATAAAATCTATCTCCGAGAAGAACACGATCCGGATGGAGGCACGGCGGAGAAAAAAGAAAGAAGCCGAAGAGGAAGCACTGCGTCTGGCACAGGAAGAAGCGGATATTGCTGCCAGAAAAACGAAAAGGACTAAATCTGACAAGACTTTTTTAGTTCCCGCAATTCCTTTGCCCATTGTGGTCGAGAAGAAGGTTTACAACAAAGCACTTGTGGCGGAGTTTGAACCTTTTACCATTAAAAAAGGCCGCGATATAATTGAGGTCTCTATGAAACTGTCAACGATTGGTGAGTTGGAAGAGTTGCCAGATGTTATCCGCGTTTATGCGGGATATCTTGAGACTTTGATCAAGGAAGAGACGTTTAACTTGAACCCTTTGCCCGGATCAATGGAAACATTTGTGGCGGAGGTTGCCAGAAAAACCTTGGATCAAATACAGATTTGCAAGAGCCTTCTGCATATCTATCAAGGGCATCCAGACAATGCGATCAAGAGAGCGAAGGAACTTTTGAACCTGAAAAAAAGAACTGTAAAGAATGTGTCAATGGTGGTTGACAGTCACTATTGATCATGCGATAAGAGGTTATTGCTTAACGAAGAAAGGAACTAGCAAATGCGTACACTTCTTATCGACCCAGTAGCACGTTCAATCACCGAAGTTGAGTACGACGGTGACTGGAAGACGATCTCTACCCATCTCGGTTGCCATAACTTTGATGTTGTGTTCACGGACATGGGTGATGTATATGTGGATGACGAGGGGTTGCTTCAGGCCAACCAGTCCTTCTTTGTGATTGAAGGCTGTACTCCCCTTGCAGGACGTGGCTTGGTGTTTGGTCCGTGTGACGAAGCGGGCGACAGCACTGCTGCCACAGTAACCATTGATGAACTTGAAAAGAAAGTTACCTTCATGGACGCCAAGAAAGTCATGGACATGTTCAACTAAGTTTCTCTTTCCTCCCAAGGAAGCAACTGGCCCCGCTAACGCGGGGCCTTTTTTTATGGATTGATAAGATCAATACTGTAAATTGGGGTCCTGTCTCCGACGTAGGCTCCGAGGATATTGTAGTCAAAGAACTCGTATGCTTCTTCTCTGGTCATCCCGTCTCTTGCCATCAGAATGGTGATGATCTTTTCATGATCATAGATGAGTGACAAGTTATTCAAACTCATTCCAATTATCGCTTCATCAAACCCGTCCGCCTTGAGCGGCATATCATCGGGGCCGCAGATGTCTTCAATTGCTTCGTCTAGTTCTGTCATGTCAGTCCTCCATTTTGGTAGTTGCTGTTCCCCATGATGGGCCGAGTTCTGCATCGACGACAGACGGGACGCGAAGCTGAACACAGTTCTCCATGATCTCCTTCGCCCGTCGTGCTGTCGCCATGTCAGGAATGTTCAAGGCCAACTCATCATGTATCTGGATCATCGGAAGGATGCCCTCATCTGCCAGATCCACCAGAGCCTTCTTCGTCTGATCCGCCGCCGAGCCTTGTATCAGGGAATTCAAAGCCTTGTATGTGAATGCTCGTTTGATGTGTGAGCCGTACTCTGCAAACGCTTCCTTGTGTGGCAGAGGTTTGTGGACCCCGAAACTTGCCGGTTCCCATTTGTCAAATCGGCACTTGCGACCGAGCAGCGTTCTGATTGACCCGCGCTTGGATGCTCTGTTGGATACCTCATCGGTCAACTGCTTGATGAAGGGAAGTTCTGCGTGGTATCTGGCAAAGAGTTCTTTGCCCTCTGACAGATTCAAACCGAGTTGCCCAGCCAGTTTTGTAACACCCATGCCGTAGAACAGGCCGAGGTTGATGGTCTTTGCTTGCTTGCGGGGAACACCCACGATGTCAGCGGCGATCTGGTGAAAGTCCGACCGAGCATCGTCCGCGTATTTATCCACGAAGTCCAACGCGCCACTTAGAATGTGTCCATCATGGTCGCGTGTTATAGACGCATAGTGGACGACGATCCGAGGTTCCTGTGAGGAGTAATCGAACGCGCCCCACTGACAGCCTTCTTCCGGTATGAAGAGGTTCCTGATCATAGGCCCGATGATTTCATCGCGTGAAGGTATCTGCTGCAAGTTCGGGTTCGAGTAGCTGAAGCGTCCCGTGATCGTCCCACCACCGTCCGACCGAAGCTGATGGATGTCAGCATGAATTCTGCCGTTGGTTTGATGCTTCGAGATCGTTTCGATGAATGTCGTTCGAGCCTTGTTTAACTCACGCGCCTTGACGATCATGCGCGGCAACTCATGTGAGTGACCTGCGAGAAACTCCTTCGTGAAGCTGGGGGTCTTTGTGCCATCTGTCACGGGATATTCCAGACCCGCAGCATCAAAGACTTTTGCAACCGATGCTGCCGCCCAGATGTCGGGGCTGTGACCGTAGTCGTCCTTGATCTTCTTTAGGAGTGCGCTTTCTTGCTGCCCCAGTCCCCGCTGCGCCTGTTCAGCAGCGTCCATGTTCACACGAACGCCGCGTGTCCGCATATCAATGACAGACCGTAACACGCGCAATTCAAGTTCAAAGATGTCGGAGACCTCTTCCTTTTCAATCAAGCCACTCAGAAGTTCCCACAACTTCAATGTCAGAAGAGCGTCCTGCTCTGCATACGGCCCGACATAGTGAGGAGGGAGTTTGTACATCTCCGCCTTCGCGTCAACGCCCCACTCGTTTGCAGCGTTGTACAGGAGTTTCTCGTCTTTCTTGACTGACAGATAGTCCTTGCCAAGATTGTTGAGCGAATAACTGAAGCGGTTCTCGTCGATCAAAGCCGCCGCGACCATCGTGTCAATGATGCGACCCTTTACCTCGACGCCTTCGGCGCGAAGCCAACCCACGTCGTACATAGCATTGTGAAAAACGTATGTCTTGTTAACATCAGAACACAAGTCCTGCACCCAACGCATAACTCGCTTGGGGTCCATGTTCCCGCCATTCAAATGTCGGATGGGGAAGTACCATGCTCGACCAGATGCTGCGACGGCAACACCGATGATGTTGCCGTTTCTGGTAGGCCACCCGCTTCCAAGGGTTTTTAGGTCAGGGTCGCGGGTCTCAAGATCAATGGCGATCTCGGGTTCATTGGAAAGATTTGGAAATCCGTCCGGACATACCCACTCCGACGCTGTTTGAAACATTGGTAGCTGCATTTTTTTCTACTCTCATCGACTTTCCACACAAACACCTTGGCCATTTCCTGCGTATCGCATGAAAGGTGATGTTCGATGCTGGCTTTCCACAACCACACTTGGCCACCAGTCTGATATCTTCCATTGAAGTAGCCTTTACTCAGTTATGTTAAAACCGCGTGACATCATTGGATGTATCAAATGGAGACTGCTCTTTGCTCGCGTAACCCCGACGTAGAACACTCTCACCTCGTCATCCTCTTCGTAGGACGTGCTGCGCCACATGCCCTGATTTTTCCTGACACCATCTGTCAGCAGCATCACGTTGTCCGCCTCTGTCCCCTTCGACCCGTGGATCGTCGAGATTGTTATGCGAGGCTTGCTCTTGAAATCCTCTCCGTTGCGGAGACATGATTTCAGGTAACGCCGATCTTCGTCAGATATCTTTCCAAGCGTCTCGGACCAAGGCTTCTTGTGCAAAAGACCGTGGTCGGAGGTCAGATCACCGATGGTCAATAATTTGTTGTCAGGAACATCCGGCAACGTCTTGTGACCATAGGCTACATCATCGTTTATTACCATGTACTTGTAGACGTTTCGCACGGCCTTCGCTGGTACAACCCTGTTATCTCTAAGGATTTCCCAATCCTTTACCGCATTGATAACATCGGTTCCAAGTTCCTGTCCTGCATCATACGAGTAAAGAAAACCGCGCTGGCGTACTTCCTGTTCAATCTGTGCTGCACCGCGTCGTGTCCGTGACAGAAGAAGCCACTCACCTCTGGTCAGGTCAACCTCTTCGCTGTGGCGATACCACGATACTGTTCCGTCCTCTGACCGAGGTTGGAAGTCCTTCTTCCTGCGGTTGCTGATCCTGCTGATCAGGTTCTGGCTCAGAGCGTGATGCGATACTGGCATCCGGTAACTCTGTGTGAGGACCTCGACGTTACCTGCAAGCGTGATGAAATGATCCACGTCCGCGCCAGCCCACCGATAAATCGCCTGATCGTCGTCACCTGCAACAAACACCTCCTTTGATTTATCGACGATCTTGTTCACCATCGTCCATTGCAGGGGTGACAGGTCTTGAGCCTCGTCGATGAAAACAACATCAAGGCTCGGTGCGAGATCGCGTTCGATGAACATCTCCAATAGGTCGGTGAAGTCGAACAGGATATTGTCCTTCTTGTACTCTCTCAGACCACGGTCAACGTACTCGACGCGGCTCCAGTCAATCTTCCGTCCTGTTTCCGATCCATTGTAGACTTCCCGAAGCGGCCTCTGGCGTATCCGAGCCATGTGGATGACTTCCAGAAACCTGTCACCAAGGCCGAAGTCAACGAAAGGACCGTTTGCCAACTGCCCGTTCTCTGCGAATCCGCCGATCTTCAGCCAGTCCGCCGCTTCCTTGTAATGCTTCCAGAGCATCATGGAGTTCTTGCCGAGTGACAGGCAATAGTATGCAAGGCTGTGCAGCGTCCGAAAGAACGGGAGTTCCTTTTCTGACAGGCCAAAACGAATGACAGCGCGAAGAATTGCTTCCTGCGCTGCGTTCTTCGTGAACGAAAAATACCCAATCCGGTCGGGTGGTATCCCCTTTTCTAAACTGTCTTCTACCAGATTTAGTAGTCTGGTAGTCTTCCCCGTTCCGGGCGGTCCAAGAATGATGTTCATCAGAACGGGCTCACATCTTTTGGTTTCAGGGGAAGTTTCAGCTTGGCCTCGGAGTGCAGTTGGTTGAAGAACGGCTGCGGAAAGAACCATGCGTGTAAGCCCTTGCCGCTGACGTTCCAGAATATCTTTTTTCCACCAAGCTGGTTCAACCGAAGGCCGAGTTTGTTCGGGCTGTAGTGCAGGAAGTTGTTGACAGTCAGATGCTTGTGTAAGTCCTTCGCTTGGAAGAAGACCTTGCCGTCATGCCAGACAGCGATGCCCTGCAAGATGTCCTCTTTCTCTTCACCCTTTGCACGGTCACAGCAGAAGCTGACAAGCAAATCCTCGAACGCACCCTTGAACGTAGCGTCTGGTGCTACTTCTTCAACCGTGACAGCATCCAGAAGCATCTGCATTCTGCGCTGCCATGCTGGTGCGCCCATTGCTACAGGAAACTTGTTAATCTGCGCTACGCATTCTTTCTGAAACAACGTCTGCGATACAAGCGCGTCCGTGCTGAGTTCGACCCGATGCCCGTCTACGTTCAAGAGCCAGATTGGAGGATCACCGTTAATCTTTGTCAGACCTGACAGATCGTTTGACTTTCCGCCCGGCCCGATACCAAACTTCCGTGTCAGACAGAGTTCCTTGTTGCAAAAGCTGACAATCGGTTGGTCGTCGCACTTGTAGAAATACTCTTTCTTCTGCAACTGCTTGATGATTACAGAAACCTCTTTCTCACCAAGGGGCGGCCTCATGTACTTTATATTGTACGTTTGAAGCATTTCCTCCCACTTCTCTTTATGCGCTTGTCTGGCATAGACACCGAGACTAAACAGGGCGTTGTTCCTGCCGCCTTCACCAAACCCCTGCGAACACAGATGCTGTAGGCATGGCGGTCCATGTGGGAGCAACTCCTCTACCTTGTCGCCTTCCGCCTTCCAGAGCATGAAGTCGTTCGGGGAAACGCGGAGACTGAACGCCAAGGCGAGGAACTCAGCCTCATCCATGCTCTCGCCAGACTGGTCGAAGGCGTAGCGTGTTGTGTTCGCGCCGCTGAAGTACGGCATGTTGATAAAGTTACCCGTGTCACCGCGCTCGACCAACAGCTTCGTCTGCTTCGGGAACACTTCTGATCCGGCATGACCGAGGAAGGAGGATATCTCTGTCAGCTTCGTGTGCAGATGCAACGCCGTGATCTCTTCCGTGAAGAAGAAATAGACGTGCGCTCCACCCGACTTGCTGCGACAGACGACTGCATCGAACCCGTGCTTCTTGAGTTTCAGTGACAGGTCTTTGTGATTGATGTTGTACGTGTCGATATCAATGGCACCCCAGTGACAGCAGTTGTTGTCCTTGATCGGGATGATGCCAAGACCAACCTCACCTGCGAGGTGCTTCGACCAATGGTCTAAGGTTGTCTTCTCTTGGATAACACGGGCAAACCCCTGCTTCTTGCCGTCGCGTTCTCTGTCAGTCGTGACATTGAACACGCCGTGAGCGCGGTCGTTACCCAAAAATAATTCAAAAAACTTGTCGGAGTTTGCAGAGTTCATTTCTACGCCTCTTACAGGAAAGGAAACGGTCGCCTCAATCAAGAGACGACCGCCGATAGGGTAGATTAGAAAGGAATGTCATCGTCGTGACGTGACGACCCACTCGTTGCTTTCGCAGGAGTATCGGCAACAGGCTTTACCTTGACATCACCCGCACCGACAGACTTGGCAAACTCAAGTCCCATCAAGAACAATTCCCGATCTTCCGGCTTATTCTCCGGATCAAGAATATACTGCTTCGAGATGTCCCACCCGAACCACGCGCCCTTGTCATTCTTCTCTTGAATGGACCGCATAGCCCAAACGTGAGACATAGCAGGAAGTATGTAGATGCTGCCATCCTCCCGCCGTGCTGTCATGGACTTCATCTGAGAAACCCATCTGCGAGCCTTCTTCAACTGCGTCGAAGTCATCGTAATCATGCAACGACTTGGACCATCCGGACCGAGGAGAAGGACGTAGAACTCCGCAGTATCTGTCAGAAGATTACCGTTTGGCAGGACTTCCTGTCCACGGTCATCCCGATATGTCGTACCGCGAATTGGGTCTTCGATATTATAGGTGGCAACAAATCCGCCACCCTTTTCACGGGGCTTCCACTCGACGAGTACACGACGGAAGTAACATGGAACGACCGTGACACCCTCGTCGCCATTGTACACGGCGTTCTCCACCGTGTTGTAGATCATACCTGCTTCGGCACCATCTACATAAGCACCATCCCGCTTGTTCACTTGTGGCGACAACTGTGCCAGAATGCGAAGGTAGGGGATAGATAAGTCTTGTGTCGTAACATCCTCAAGACCCGCGTCAGCGTATGATGCAAAGAAGTCATCTATCATCACCACGCTTGATGCCGATTTTTTCACGGCAACATCTGTACCTTTAGCCATAGTTCACTTTCTCCTTATCTTAGCCTTTTCACCAACAAAAATACCGAACAGATCGGTTGGGATAGAACTTCCGGCCTCAATCTGTTCCTTAACAAACGCCTTCAGCGTCATAGGTTCAATCCAAACCTTGCGGCTTGCAACATAACCTTCCTTCTCCAAACGCTCGACAAGACTGTCTGCAAGACTGTCCTGCCCACGACTGAACGAGGCCGATACCTGATTTTTAATCAGGTCTTCAAATCCGTTTGAGTGCAACCACTCAAACGCCTCAGTTGTGCGTTCCTTCGGGATAGATGCCCCGTAGAACGTCGATACCGATACTTCGCTGCCATCAGCCATGCGGAGTTTAGTCAACCCATTCTCCGCAAGAGCCGCAGGGAGTAGGTCATCGGAGATGGCAGTCAGACGCTTCTTTTCTGCTGCCAGTTCCTCTTCCAAATCAGCAACGCGCCTCTCCAACAGGAGTTGCTGACGTACCAATAAAGATACTTGTGAAAGACCCCTGTCGTCTACAGACTGTAGAGCGAGGGCCGCATCTTCAAAATCCTTCATCGTATGCTCCAAGTTCTATTTCTAGTGAAACCGGATAATATGTTTCCCGAAGTCTGTCCCACTTCAGTATCCTAATCTTGCCCTGATTGTTTAACAAGGCAATGGCGAAGGAAAGACCGATAGCAGCAGGATCTCCGGACAACAGTAGGTAGTCGTCATCGCCAAACTTAGCAAGAACGCTCTCTATCTTATCCACCAGTTCTGTTTTTTTATCGGAGTCGGTAATCTGCTCTTCGGCTGCAAGAATGATCTCCAAGGAGCCAAATGCAATGGCGTCGGTCAAATCCTTGCCGCGTAATTCTTGTGTAATGAAGACTGTCATCATACCCTTTCTAAGTTCGCTTTCTACCTTTCGACAATACGAATCACTTGTGAACTTGTCAATAGGGTGATTGATATAATTGACAGTCAATGTTAAAGGTCGGAGGTCAAAGGGCAGAGGAGAAAGAGCCAATGAACAATTACGAATTCAAATTCACCCCATACAAACATCAGATGATTGCTCTGGATATGAGCAAAAACAAGGATAATTTCGCGCTGTTCTGCGAGATGGGGACGGGTAAGTCCAAGATACTCATAGATACAATGTGTATGCTTCGGGATGCGGGTGACATTAACGGTGCGCTGATCGTCGCTCCGAAAGGTGTTTATAAGAACTGGGAGCGCAGTGAACTCCCCACCCATATGCCTGACCGCTACGTGGATACCACAGACATAGTTGCGTGGAGTCCGAAGGAAACCAAAGCGCAGTTGGCGGCACTGAGCGTTCTTCTAAAGAAGGACGGGCGGTTCAAACTCCTTGTAATGAATGTCGAAGCGTTCTCGACCTTGAAGGGAACTGAGTTCGCCACAAAGTTTATGAAGGCGAACAAGTGTCTGATGGCGGTGGACGAAAGCACAACGATCAAGAACAGAACCGCCAAGCGCACCAAGAACATCGTGAAGGTTGGCGATCTGGCAGAGTACCGCCGCATTCTGACAGGCTCTCCTGTGACGAAATCTCCGATGGACCTGTACTCACAGTGTGCCTTCCTTGATCCAAGGCTGATCGGGTTTAACTCGTTCTTTGCATTCCAAGCGCGATACGCAAAGATGGTGCGTCGAACAATGGGAGCGCACAGCTTCAATCAGATCGTCGGGTATCAAAACTTGGAGGAGTTATCCACCCGACTGGATAATTTTAGCTATCGCGTTCTGAAGAAGGATTGTCTCGACCTTCCGGAGAAGGTGTACATCAAGCGTACCGTCGAACTCTGTCCGGAACAGGCCGTCCTCTATCGGCAGATGAAGGACATGTCGATTGCGCTTTTGCAAAACAAAGGGATGGTGACAGCCCAGAACGTGCTGACACAGCTTCTGCGGTTGCAACAAATTTGTTCGGGCTTTATCAAGAATGACGACGGCGAGATCAAACGCTTCGAGTCAAACAAGATCAAAGAACTGATGGAGACTGTCGAGGAGATCGACGGGAAGGCGATTATCTGGGCGGTGTTTACGGACGACATCTTGGCGATCACCAAAGCACTCAAGGAAGAGTACGGTCCTGACTCCGCTGCTGCGTACTACGGCGCGACCGAAGCTGACGAGAGACAGAACATCGTCGATAAGTTCCAACAGCCAGACAGCAAATTACGCTTCTTTGTTGGACAGCCGCGTACTGGTGGGTATGGCCTGACGCTGACAGAAGCCCGCACCGTGATCTACCTGAACAATGTCTTTGATCTGGAGGTTCGTCTTCAGAGCGAGGACCGAGCCCACCGTATCGGACAGAAGAATACTGTCACCTACATCGACATTGTTGCCGAGGGAACGGTGGACGAGAAAATCCTCAAGGCGTTGCGAGACAAGATTGATGTCGCAACGCTGATCTTGAAGGAAGAATATAAGGACTGGTTGATTTAACCGAGAGCCTTCTGGTACGCATTAGCCAGTTTGATATCGTACTGGTTCTTTGCGTACTGAGGTCCGTTGTACCCTTTTGCAAATGCGGCCCAGTCTTTGCTCTTTAGTGCATTCAAAAGACCTGCCGACTTGCAGAAGTTTGCCATGTGGCGAAGCTGTTGCCCCTCGGACTGCATGGCCTGAGCCAGCATCTCGGCAACGCTCTCGCATCCCACCATCTTGTAGTTCGATCCCATCACCTGACCGAGACCCCACGATGTTGACAGAAGTGCTGCATCCGCGTCGATGTCATATGCGGCTGCAATCTCTGCATATACCGCGTCCGATCCTTTTGGATACGGCTTCTCTCCCCACTTCGGGTATGCAAGTCCCATAGCAACAGCCTGATCCAACTCGACAGGTTTTGTCTTGAGATGCTTGAAGAAGTGGTGGCGTTCAAACAGTGCTTTTGGTCTGCCAGATTTGTCAAAGCCCGATCCTGCCGACTCCACTGCCAGAACTGCTTTCAGGGCAGCGACCTCCACGCCGATCTCCTCGGCAACTGTGGAGACATCTTCGTCCGTCATTGGTAGGGCAGCACCTTTGAAATCGTCAGTCATTTTTTCTTACTCCGGAAACGCGACGTGCGTTATTTCGTTACCAAAATGAACCCCTCTAGGGCTTTCCGGGTTCCATATTTCAATAGGATGAAGACCTTTTTTGGGTGTTAGTGAAAAGTCCACTTCTGACCCGCGAAGTACATCCCCCGGTTTATACGAGCCAAATGCACCCGGCGCACCAGTATAAACAAGAGCAGCTTTTCCTTCTCCGATAGGGGTAAACCTAGTTGGTATTTCTGGGTTTTCATGTACCCCTAATATTTGATTCGCTGCATCTTTGTCCATAAATACGGTCTTCCCCGATCTTGGCTGTATGCCAAACTCGCCCGGATGTTCTTTACGTTCCTTTTTATCCCGCGTGGATGTTTGATTTTTATATTGTGCATATGTGGAACCACTTGATGTTCTAAACAAAGCAGTAGGGATTTCGGGGGAACTTTTTACAACACTTGAGTAAATTGAAGTGCCGCCAGATACCGACGGTCTTGGCCCTCCTACAGGAACTGCATTTGGATTAAGGCCAGCAATTCCAAGATCATTTTGAATTTGCTCCATAGGATCTTGGTTTACCATGCTTTCACGGCGGTAGAACGGACTACGCTCGTCCTCCGTTATATCCGATGGTAGACTACCTATTCCTTTGTCATAGTCACTCATCATCAGTCCTCAAGTTTCGTTGCACGGGCAGTTTCCGTCGCATACTTCTGGATTTTTAAGTAGTCTTCCCGAATGCTCTTATTCAAGTCTTGGATCTCGGCACGACGCTTTTCAGGAGTCATACTCTGGTCTTTTGCTATCTGGGCGCGATACGCCTCGCGCTTGTGAATTGTATTTAACATGTAGTTTATATTCTGCGCCCTCTGCTTGACGACATCCAGCGGGGTAAGGTTGAACCCGAACAGTCTTCCGGCAGTAGCAAGGGTGTCAGGCTTCGCCATTCCACGTTTATCTGTCCCCGTCCCGTCCGAGAACAGGCTGTTGTAGATACGCGGAATCGCACCACCGCTGTTGTCCATGTTGTTCAGGTCAAAACTTAACATCGGAGGAAGGGCTTGGTTCCAAGCATACGAAAGACCA